CTACTAGGCAAATAATTTTTCTCTTTTGTCATTTCTACGTTTTTTAAGGTTATATAATTTGGTTAATTCTAAATTGTTTACTCTGTTTTGTTTTTCCAGAGCATCAATCTTTTCATCTAAGGTTACACTTTCTATTCTACTTAAAATTTTCTTATACAGTTCTGAGTCAAGCACATAGATTTTTTGGTAAAATTCTACCTGTCTGTAGTGATACAGCACAGATGCATGATGCAGATTTGTTATATCTCCAATCTCATGTAGTGTTAAATCAAATATTGTTTTAAGAACAAAAATATACATACGTTTAGCTTGTATAAAGTTTTTCCTTCTTGATCCTAAAAATATTTCATCTTCGGCAACATTAAATTTCTTTACTAATTCTTTAATTATTACTTCATGAAAGTAATGACTAAATTTTAATTTTGTTTTGTTTTCTTCGTTCATATTTATTATTTTAAATCGTATTCTATTATATCTATTACATCTTTTACACTCATATTAAAGTGTGTAGCAATAATATTCATGTGGTAATATCTAAGCAATGTTGTGTCAAGTATATATCTTCTGGCAGTTACCTCACTTACATCAAGTAAAAAAGAAAACTGTCTTGTAGACATTCCTTTAATTCTTAAAAATGCTTCAAACTCATTGTGAGCTTCCCTAATATGTGAAAATTTATATTTCTTTGTCATCAAACATTCCATTTCTAGCCATTAATTTGTATTGGTCTTTAGGGTCTGAAGGTACTTGATTTTGTAATATATCTAAAATAATATCATCAGCTTCTTGTTCAGTAAAGTTTGCTAAATTATTTATAATATAAGACTGTTCTTCTAAGGGTATTGCAGACCTATGTAATCTGGTTTCAATGGTAGCCATTTGAAATAATGTTATCTCAGATGGCTTACCATCAAGAACCTCATCTAACCAATCATCGTTCACTTTATATGTGTTCTTTACAGGTTGGACATATTCTATAGTCCTCTACCCAACCAACGACTTCATCTCCACAACAAGTATACTCAACTTCTTTTTCTACTTCTTCTTTTAATATTGTTGCTATAACTCTGTCTATTGCAGGAATCCCTGTGTGTTCACTTTCCATCACTATCTATTCAGCAAACTCACCTTCACCAAATACCTTGTCTTGCTCATAAAAGCCAGTCATTTTAAGAACCACACGAGCCATTGCTCTCTTTTCTGCCATAGCAACAGGAAAGTTTTTTGCTCCACCCATTAAATTAGCATTAGATGCTTCACCAAAAGACATCATATTTATTGCATCACCATTTTTTCCTTTCATAGATGCTACTGCTTTTAATACAACATCAATATTGTCCTTTTCTAAATCTAGCTTTATAACTTCGTATGCTATAGTAATACCCTGTTTTCTTACAATTTTATCTACACCTGATCTTTTTATAAACACAAAACCTCTTGGGTCTTTATGTACATCTTCTTCTACCAAACCATTTTGTGTAAATAATCTTCTTAAAGCATCTTTTCTAGTTTCTTTTACTGGAACTTTTTGCTCTTCTACTTTTTTTAATTTGTTGCTCATCGTATTTATTTTTAGTTAATAATAAGCAAAATTATAAAATTGAATTAGACTACCAAACTTTTTTAACAATATTTTAAAAATAATGTGTGATTCTTGCTACTTGACCACTATTTTTCTCATGTAAAAAACCCTCTACAGCTTTAGGAACACCAGTAAAACCTTTACGACTATGCCAACTGTCTGTGCCTGATGGACTTCTTAGATATTCTACAGTAACACCTACATAATCTTTAGCATCTAACCACTTGTGCTTAACCTTGTGATGCAAATGATGTAAGTAAAAATACCTATACTTAGTGTCTGCCCACATCTTAGGTTGTTCTTGTGCCATCAAGAGAGGTAAATTAACCATTTTAGCTCCATCACCATGCTCTAAGCCAATTAGATTACTACCATACTGGTAGTATTTTCTGTGTGCTACACTAATGTCAAAATCTACATCATCATCTTTTCTAAACCAACTTTTTAATGCATGAGCTAAGTGAAAACCTGACTGATAATCGTGATTACTCATACTATGCAACACATCTACTGGTGCAATATGTCTTAACATCTCTATACATTTTACATATAACATAAGAGCAATCTCAAAATGTTCCCACCACTTACCATCTACATCTTGTCTTGTACCTGCAGTTGTTTGGTTGTATACATTATCAATATGTAAAATATCGTTTCCTATGCAAAATAATACCTTTTCTATACCAAAACCTGCTGACTTCTCTAAAAGTCCCTGTATGCCCTCTAAAACCCTTTCTACAGCAGTTTCACAGTCATATCCATTACCAGTTTCTAATTCTTTAGCATATTTACCAATATGTATGTCGGCAGGATTGATAACAAGTAAGTGGTCGTTATTAAAATCTCTGTCTATTTTTTTGTAGGTTGGTGAATAATCTTCTATAAGACTTTTTATCTTATCTAATATCTGATCTTCATCCAAACCATACTCTTGTTTTGTAACTATAGAGAATCTAAGTTCACCACCCATGTTTTGCCAATGCTTAACACTAACAACATCTTCTCTGTTTATACCTCGTTCTTTTAAATGTAGCTCTAAAGCTGTATTGCCATTTATATTTTCTAGGTCTGTACCCCTAGATTCATTTATCATTTCTACTTCTTCAGCAGAAAGTCTTAATCTTTTACCTTTTAATTTTGTCATGTTTTTGATTTTTAGTTTTGCTAAATGTAAGCAAAATTTAAGGTGCTTCTAAAACAAAAATGGGATGTTATTAACACCCCACTCTTGAAACTAAAAACAATTATCCAACCAGAAAGGTCGATAGAAGCACAAATGTAACTATTTTTTTAGATTACAATCGCCCTTTTCACAATTTTTTTCAAATACTGAAAACAGTAATGGTAAGACTGCTAAAAAACTTAAACCCAAATTCATAAATGTAATGCCATTTAACGATATATCTGCACTAGCAGCTATAACTAACACCCCACTTATTGTTCTCTTAGAAGAATACTTACCCTTAGTGTCTTTAAACAATTCTAAAACTGACTTTACAATTTGAGTAATTGGACTTATAGCTTGTTTAACCAAGCTACCAGTAATCATATCTACTATCTTGCTCATTATTTCTTAATGTCAGCAATTCCCTGACCTAGAATCAATGTAAGTATTGCATAGTAAACTTTCTCTACTTCTGCTTCTGATAAACCTAGCTTTGCTGCTGCAAATGGAACAAATACTGCAGATATTGCATACCAAAACTTTTTTGAGTCAAACATTTTTTTTAACATTTCCATAATTTATTTATTTTAATTATTAATTAATACAACCAGATAACTGGCTGAACCTTATCTTGATCTGAATCTACATGGATAAACCCTCCTTCTTTACTCAAACCAATTCTTACAAACCCTGCTTCTGCTAGTCCACTTACAATCAATGCTCTCTGATAACTATCTTTACATTCTATATCACAAGCTATACCTTTTATATGTGAACTGGTAGGATTTTTTATTGACAGGGGGTGATTTGGACACCTGTACCCTGATGTTATTTTATATTTAATATTACTAAAAGACCTAGCTCTATCTAAATCTTCTATAAAGTCTAAGTCCATCATGTTAGTCTTACAACCACACTTACAAGTAAACTCACTTTTTTTAAAGTAGCTAAATGTCATTATTTACCTTGTCCTCTTTTTGGTTTCTTATAACCATTTTGACTTTTACTAGAATTTTTAGAATGTACTCCTTTACGTTTCTTAGTCTTAGTCTTTCTAAAAGTAAAAACTATTTTAGCCATACTAAGCTGTTACTGCAATAAATTCTACATCACAAGCTGCTGTATTTGCTTGTGCAGCAACTAAAGTAATATCTGCTAAAGCACCAAAACTTGTGCCAGTAATAGCATCCATTTCATTGTTCATCAATAATAATGATTCACCTGCTGCTAATTTAAACCAGAAACTATCTGCCCCATTATATAATCTTAATGTTACAAAATTTGTATCATCTAAATTAGTTACTCTAAAATAAGCATAATCAGTTTTTACTCCTGTTCCTGCATCATCTGCAGTAGACCAGTTAAATAAAGTCTTTTCGGAAGTAGCAACACTCATTATTCTTTGATCTACCTGTCCTTTAGATGTAAATGTTTTCTCTACAGTGTTACCATATACTACACCATTTAAAGTGTATGATTCTACTACTGTTACTGTTAAATTTGCTGCTGTTACTGTACTTGCCATATTATTTTCTTGTTTTTGTGAATTTATAAATTGAGAATCCTATTGCTATTAATAAGGATATTGTTGTTAGTATTTCATTAAATGATGCCAACGATATTCCTATTGCTCCTGCATTTGCCATTCCCACCTGTATCGTATCTTCAATTGTATCTTTCATTGTATTTTTATTATTAATTGTCATATCCCACTTCTACTG